AATAATTCTTTTGTCCCTGTTACCCTGACCGTCATGGTCATGGCTGCACTTCTCCCGCTATGTATGCCTCTCGCTCTTTCGCCAACTCTTTGGCCCGGTCCCTGTGAACACTGGCATCCTGCACGGATAGCAATGCGCCACACCTGCAATTTGGGTGTGCGGGTGGCCCTTCTGGGAACATCACCTTCCAGTCTTCCTCGGGCAGGCCATTCAGCGGCCCGCAAATCTCGCAGACAACCTCATCATGCCGGGTCGTCCACACCCGCCGCATCTCGATGCCCTGCTCTGCAAGGAGTTGCTGTTGCTGGTTCACGGCTGCACTGTCGGCCCTCGTGACTTCTGTCACTGCGATCATCTCCGCCCGCACCGGCCCGAAGGCCGGGTCTAGCAGCCGGGTCAAGTCGCCCAATGTCATTCCTGGTGTCTCAAACCATGTGCTTGTGGCCTGCTGTACCAGGTTGCGCGTGGTGTCGGTAAGCCCCCGTACCAGGTCATAGGTGTACTCCCGCGCCCACCTGACCGCCTCCTCGCTGATGACGGCCATGTCAAACGTAATCCCCGTCTGGGTAGCCAGCCCTAGCGCTTGCTGGGTGGTAATGGCTGCAATCTCCGGCCCCAGCGCGGCCCGCAGGTCGTTGAACAGTGCCTCGAAGTCGGGCTCAAGGTTGGCTGAATTGGCGATGGCCCGTGCTATCTTTTTCTGGTAACGTGCTAGAATCTTCTGTACTTTCTCTTGGATGCGCCTGCGGTCACTGGTCAATGATTTTTTTTTAGGAACTCGAAGGCGGCATCCACGCCGAACGCCTCAATCTGGCCATTGATCGACTTCATCACGGCCGGCGGGATGGCATCACTCTCGAATGGCACGACCCCGCCTGCCTTCCGTGCCTTCGTCCTCCACGCCCGCAAATCGGCCAACATCGCCTTTTGGTTGGCGGAGGGCTGCTGTTGCGGGTTTTGCTGGTTCTGTTGCGGGTTTCCAAACGGCGATCCCTGCGAGGCCATGCGCTCTGCCGCCTTCTCCCGGTCTTCCTCGCGCATCGCGTCCAGGTCTTCATAGTCCATACCTGGCGGCAGCTCCACACCCAGGATCTGGCAGGCTACCGACAGGCGAAACCCCGCCTGCACATAGCGGGCTAGCGCCTCGCTGCGCTGCTGCTCGTCCTCTTGGAATATATCCAGGGTCTCGGGCCGAAATTCGAATTGCAAGCCCTCTTGCCTGAATAGCTGCTCGTTCAAGATGCCCTGGATGAACAACGCCTCTGGGACCACGGTCTTGCTGTAAAAGTGCAAATCGTCTTGCTGGGCGACGGCGAAGTTGGCGGCATTGCTGAACAGCAGCGACTGAGGAATGCCGAGGGCCGTAGAGATGTCCTCGCGCATGGTATTGGTCAAGTTGGTGTCAGCCAGCTCCCCCACGCCCTCGCCGATGACCTCAACTTCCGTGTCGCTGGACACAATCTCGGTGGCGAAGGCATTACCGATGCCCTGAAATACGCGCCTCCACCACGACTTGAGCCGCGCCCGCTCCGCTGCCGGCGGGAAGGCTGCTGTCTTTAGCAACGTGGCCTTGATAGCGCCCCGCTCGAAAAACGCAGCCGCGAATTCGTCCAGGTTGTACAAGACGCCCGCTGCCTGGAGTGCGGCCTGTGCTGGGCACTTGCCATCGGCCGGCGGGCCAATCTCAACAAACGGATCACGCAGCCAAAAGTAGATCACATCCTCGATTTCAAGCCGCTCCTGGCTGCTGCCCCTGCGCCGGGTGAAGTGGCTCAACGCCCCCTTCACCTTGTCATACTCAGGCTTGATGCTGGATGCGACCATATAGCGCAGCTCTTTGGTTTTGAGCAGGTTACGCCCACGGAACAGATAGGCCATGCCCTGAAGCACAAGGCTAGATTCGATGAGGTAGAGCAGGTCGGCCGGGTTGGGCAGATATTCGACTTTGTTCTGGTAATCCTCGCTGCTGTCTAGCGGCTCCTGTGCCCCCTGGCGCATGATGGCGAAGGGCAGGGTAGACACCGATTGCGCCCGCAGTTCTACCCCGCGCCACAGCCACGGCACCGCCGCATAGCGCTGGGCCATTTCGCCGCCGGTCTGCTGCCCGAGCGTCGTCCATGCCGCTTCGGGTAGGTTGTTAATGTTCACCGATTTCACGCCGTCAAACAAAACGGTATTAGACATTAGAATATCCACCATACCCTATGGGCCACGCCCTGCCACGCCAGCGCGAGAGAAATCACCGTGTCATCATGCATCCCTTCGGGCGCTGCATAGCGAAGCATCCCACTGGGCAGGCGTTGGGCCTCAAACGCCTGGAGTTCACTAATCAGCGCCGGGTCGGGCAAGATGCGAATCTCCTGTTTCTCGAACGCCAGCGCGAGGGCGTCGACCGCCTCCGCTTTGCTGGCGTTGGTCGTCTGCCACGGTTGCACCGGGTAGCCCTGGCGTTGTAGCTGCTCGATTAGCGGTTCACCCATCGCGTTCTTTTCCGCAATAATCTGGTGTGGCTGAAACCGGACAAACCAGCCTTCGAGCCGCCCGAGCTGCATCTGATAGTCAATCTGTGAAAAGCGGTCCAGGGCAACCACTTCGTTTGTAGTCGTATCGAGGACGGTGAACACGGTGTAATCATTGTGCTTGCCCCAGTCGATGCCCATCACATATTCATGGCCTTCGAGCGCCTTGTCCTGTGGCTCTGCGGTGGCCGCGCCCATCACCCCGCGAAATACCCCGCCCGCATCGTCCAGAAACTCGGCCTCGTACTCCTGCTGGTAGATGCGTTCCGGCAGGCCCACCCTGGCCGCTTCGACTTCTGCGGGTGGGATGAATGGATTGTCGCAGGTCGGGAACCGCCACGAGTGCCATTCGCCACCATCATTGATACCACGCTGCCATAGACGCCAAAACCAATTCCTGCCCTTGGGCGTGGAGATGAACAGCGCCCCGCCCTGCCTGTCGGATAGCGCCGGTCGTAGCGCCTCAGTCCATGCCGCCTCTTTGATGAACGCGCATTCATCCATCACGAGCAGGTTCAAGCCCTCACCGCGCAGGCTATCGGGATTGTCGGCGCTTCTGACTTGTGTTGTCCCGCCGCCTGGAAATGTAATCAGCCGATCACCGTGACGTATCTCTGCCCCTGGCACCTGATTGGCAAGCTGGCGAATCCCACGCCAGCCCACCGAGGCCACAGGGTAGGACGGCGCAACCCACCACGCACGGCCGCCGTACATCGCCGTGGCCACGCACATCAGCGACCCGAGCCGCGTCTTTCCCCACCGGCGGCCACAGGCCAGCACACGGAAGCGGGACTTGGTATCCCACACCTCTTGCTGGCTCTTATGGAGGCTCGGCAATACGACCATCAGGCCACGTCAACCGCACCGCACCGTCAATCTCAGCCTTAATCGCTGTCTCGGTGCGTTCTGTGAATCTCTCGGGCCGGTGCGCTTTGAGCAGGAACATAAGCAACCTGTCGCTCTGCTCATTCAGCGCCCGCCGCCACGCTTCCGCTTCAAGGATGTCGCAAGCCTGCTCCAGTGCATCATCCCATTCGGCAGCAAATGTCTTGAATTTCTCACGCCATCGGTAAACGGTGGTACGCGGGACGCCAGCCGCCTTGGCTGATGCCGTGATGTTGCCGCTCTCTGCGAGCTTTGCCAGAAAGCGGTCCATCGCCTCCCGATTGCTGGCGAGTGTACCATTCGTCCCGTTGTCATTCATCCCACTCTGTACCCACGTACTGCGCAAGCCGCTCCATCGCCCTATTCTGCTGCCCGATGCGGTATTCGAGGCGGTCCACTAGTTTGGTCAACGCCGCAATGGTGATGGCAAGCGCGGCGATGTCCTGCCGCAAGGCGTCAAGCTCTTGGGCGATGATGGGGATGCGCTCGTCGGTCATGGGCCTATCCCCCCACGCAGGGACGGCGAGATGCCCCCATGCCCGCCGCCCCTGCTGAGGAGGAGAAAGGAGAAACCCCATTATGAACTTCCCCACCCGTGCCCCGTTCTTTAAGTTTCAGAACACCACCCACAACTAAATCCCCGCTTGTACTGTCAGCCGGTCCGGCGCATATCGTGCCCCCGGCTTAATCACAATCTCCACATACCCCAGCGGGATGGGAAAATAGCCCTTCCTCTGAGCGTAGTCGGCGCCGACCATAAATGAGCCGCCATAGCAGCCGATACGGTTGGTGTACTGCACCTTGCCGCCCGCCGTCACCGACTCCACCGCTTCGACCTGAATCCCGGTGTTGTGGCTGTGGCCGAAGATGACCAGATCCGCGTCGTGCGTCCACAACCACCGCTGCATATTCAGCGCCTTCGCCCCGGCCAGCTTGCCGCCCACGAAGCCATGATTCAGGTTGATGCGAATCGTGCGCCTCGTGCGCCCATCCTCGCGGCGGAAATGGAGCAGTAGCCAACCGTAAGCGCCAAGCCCAAGATGGTAGTTGGCGGGATGGCCGGCCCTCTCCTTGATGGCCGTCACAATCTCCGCGAAAATGTCCCGCTCGTAGTGCTTGTGGATGGCCCCCTCGTGGTTGCCTTCGACCAGACACAGGCACTTGCCCGCGATGGGCTCCACGAACTCCAGGAAGCGGTCGCGCTGTGCCCTGGCCAGGTCGCCCATGTGCGCCATGCGAATCCAGGGCGCCAGCTCTGCGACGTTGAAGCGCGGGTCGCTGGCGTTGATGAAATCGCAATAGTCGCCCATCCCAACCCAATAGGCGTCAGGATCTGCGGCGATGCGGTCCACCACCCGCTTGAATAGCGCCTCATCACAGGCGGCCGCGCCGAGGTGAACGTCACCCAGGGGCACGATGCGGAAGCTATCGGCCCGCGTGACGCCGGAAAATTCCCGGTGGATGGTATGCATTTGTCAACGTGCGATTAAGGAACCCCGCCGCCGGTCACGAACCAGGCCGCGACCAGGACGACAATCACAACAGCGCCGACGATGGCGCTCATTTTGATGACATTCATGCGGAGACAGGTTTCCGACAGGATGGCTACGTTCTTTTCATTCTCACGCACCCTGCCATTCATTGCCTTGAGCGTCGATTTAATCTCCTTGACATCCGCCGCAATGTAGTCAAGTCGCTCCAAGATTCGCCCCTCGTCTGTAACTGCTGCTGTCACGGTGTACTGCTCTCCTATTGCTGGCTTACGTGATTGCCCGCCCCTTTCGCTTTGCCGTCCTCATAGGCGATGCCGCCGATGACCAATAAAAAAACCGGCTGGATGGCGGCGATGACATAGGTAATGTCATCTGCCATAGCCGGTGCCGCGTACTTGCCGACGAAATAGAGGATAAGACTGACCACAAGGTCGAACATGGCAGTGAGGAACTTGCGACTATGCAAGAGTCCTGAGATTGGGTTCATTCTCCCTCCTAAACGCAAAAACGCCCACCCCGAGGTGGGCGCGTTAGCGGCGACCTCTAAAGGTGGGCGAGACTGAAACCAGTGTGACCCGAGCTATTTAGTTGTCAGCGAACACATTCTGGATA